AGTGTTTTTAAGCCTGCCATACAAGCCCTTTAGAGTTAAAGTTCATACCGTTACCGTTACCGTTCCTACGTTACCCGTTCCTGATACACCTTGAACATCAACTAAATTAGAGTTGGCTATTACCGTTACACTGCCAACTGACCCAGTTCCTGAAACACCCTGTACATAAGCAAAGTCTAACGAGACTATTTTTAAGAACTCGCCATCCCGAAAGACTGTGCCTTCTGGCAAATTGTACCCCGATGTTGGCAAATTTAATAGCCGTAACCCGTCTAGTTGCAAGGCAGCATTGGAGTCGCTTTGCGTAAAGTAAAGCCTTAATGCCCCAATTAACTGCGCCATGTGCTGTTGGTCGTATTCGACTGGAGCCAGAGGTAAAGCTGGCGCACGGAACCGTTGCATTCCCATTATCTACGCCCATCAGGTCTGCCATCCAATCTAGGACTACCTAACTGCCATTGAACATTTAAGTCAGAAGATTGAATCTGAATAGCCATCTGTCTAGCCCTAGCCCGCATAAAGATCTGCTCGGTGTATATATCTACCGAGGTCTCGATTACTGTGCCTGTCTCGGTGTTGGAATATGCGTTGCCAGGAAAGTTCCGTGGTTTTATTAACATTGTGACCGCAGGCAAGGTGGCAGTCGAACCTGCAAAGTTAAGGTCAGGAATAATCCGTTTAGTCAGAATGAACTGATCCCCGTCTACTAGGTCAAAGTCTGATGAGGCAATAAAAGAAGTCATTGCCGTTGTGCCATCGTTTAAACCCTGTTCATGGTTATAGATAATGCTGTCGGCAGTCATTGCGGTCTGGACTACGAGCTGGGAGATATTGACGGTATAAGTGCCTACCCCGCCTGTACCCGTGCCAAAGGCAGTAATCTTAGTTCCTGTAGCCACGCCAGTACCCGTAATGACTGAGCCTACTTGCAGGGTTCCTGTGGATATTGCAGTCACATTTAGGGTTGTGCCGCCTGACATAGCCCCTGTGAAGTAGGTTGCAGTTAGTGCTTGGGGGTATTCTCTTAAAGACGAGTCTGACCACGCAGTGCGGTCTATTGTGCCGTAGTACCAAATCTTTTCTAAGTGGTTATAGATGACATAGGCATTATTAACCTGACTATTAGCCGTTGGGTAGAACCACCAGACTTCATTCCAGCCTTCGTTTGTTCCTGAGATAATCTGGTCGGCTTGATCGTAGTTAAGGTTCTCAAATACGTGATTTCTTAGGGTACATGGTAGGGTCTCTACCCGCCCGCCATAGGCATAGAACTTATCATGCCCCATCCAATAAGCCGTGTTATTAACAGTAACGACCGCCCTTGGGCTAAGGATTGAAATATTATCGGCAAGCTCTGAGAGGCTAAAGACGTCCGTTGTACCCACAAACTGCAAGGAATTAAGGGTTCCCTCTGTATATACAAGGATCTCCTGTCGAGTTGCGATAGCACAGACTATGGCAGAACCACGAGAAACTCGTAAGAATCCTGCTGAATTAGTAACTAGCGGAGTCCAAAAATTGGGTTGATCTTGGGTTGCCCAGCGAATTAATAAGGGGTCAAACGCACCTCCCCCAAATGGAGTAGCACCAAAACAAAGTAGGTGTTTATCGTTCTGAGAAACTAAGACTTGCGTTGCTTGAGTAGGGACGTCAGCAGGGGCAATACCGTCTATAGTCGTTGTGGCTAAAGGTGTAGCCCTAGTTCCCACACCGCTAGAATACTTCCAATAAAAAATGCTCCCATCACGGATATTAGCCACTAGGTCATCGTCAAAGTTTTGTAAGAACCAATCCCGTTGTGGTGCATAAACAGGCGTAGCTGACCCTAAACCCCAGCCAACTGTACCCCATGTACCTGAACCCCAACCGTATCCAGCAACACCGCCATCATTTCCTATATTGATTTGAAAGGCTGCGGTAATAGCAGAACCACCACCTGAAGTCGAGGATGAGGCTGCTGTGGCTGCTGTAATAGTAAAGGAGTTAGAGTCAACAAAAGCAATAATAAACTCAGTATTTAAGTTTGGCGCAGTAATCCCGCCAACCGCTACTGCACCCGAAAATGTGACATAAGAACCATCCGTAGCACCATGACCTGAAATAGTTACCGTAACCGTTTTAGAGCCGTTAACCGTGGTAAAGCAGTTGTCTGTAGCCGTAGTAGTAAAAGTCTGCCGTATTGGGGTAATGTCGTATAAGGTCTGACCTGCTTCTATATATAGTTTTCTAGACGTTCCAAGAGCTAGATAGTTATCCGCAGCGGTCGTGATCCAATTAAAGACTTGCCGACAGGTTCCCACCACAGTAAATAAACCATAACGAAGCCAGCCGCCCATTTTTTGAGGATAGCCTGAGCGAAAGCGGATTTTGTCGCACTCAAAGAACCCACCCTCATTGGTGTAGTTAGTCTGATCTCTGTTTAATCCTGGTTTAAATTGTAGTTTCTGCAATGGCATACGGGTTTACCCTAGGATAAGAACAATGCTCGTTCATCGTTTCTACGAGTAACTAAGCCTTTCAGTACTTTACCCCCAGCGAGCGTATATTTCAAGAACTCTTCTGCTGCTTCTTCCATCTCGCCCCGAAGAACCTTTTGACGGAGGGTGCTGCGCTGTAGTGTTCCCAGACCAACATTGAAAGCAAAACTAACAAGAGAATCGAACTGACCTTGAGTGAGCTTAACGGGACAGTAGCGTTCAACACCTCGCTCAAAGCGATTAAGATCGTCTCTAAGAATGTCATCTACTTCCTCCATCAAAAAGGTACGGTCATCTTTGTATTCTAGTGGGTAGGCATCCCGTTCGTCTATTTTCAAAGCACCTTGCCGTGGATAGAGTACATGACCAATACCAATCGTCCACAATTTTGCGGGGCAGCGATAAGGACGCTGGCGTACACCTTCATGGTGTTTAATCATTTTGATTGCTTTATCGCTTACTTTCATCTCTTACTAAATGCCTGAGTCCCGAACCAGAAAGCAATAATGGACGCCAAAATCTGCATTTCGTCTGCATCAAACACCATTGGGATAGCCTCGGCAAACGCAGCGCCAGATGACCACGCCCACCATATAGAAGCGATGTCTACGATGATTAAGAGGAGAACAAACAGGTAGGTCACGACTGGACGCACCGAAGCACGAAGGTTAATAATCCACTGAGAAGCGCCCTTACCAATCTCAATGTCGTGGGCATACATAGCCGTACGCTCTTGGGCTTGGGTCTCCATCTGGACTTGTTCTGTCCTGATCTCTTCAATACGGGCTTGGGCAATATAGCCCGCCTCTAGCATCTTAAGCTCTCGCTCCATCTGCATCTGAGCCATAGCCATTTCATGCTTCTTATCCGAGCTGTCTTGGAAAAAGTCCAGTAGTTTAGGCAGTCCCCCCATCAGGAAGGACAGTGCTGTGGATATTAAAGTGAACATTATTATCTCCCTATAGCGGTTTCGTTATCGCCTTTGCGAACAACAACTTTATCGCCATCTACTGCAACAGTCATTGGATCACGATCAGCCATCTTATCTAGGCGAGAAATCAGTTCTTTCATAATCTCAAACTCAGGTCTGTCTTGCTTGGGAGTGGCACCAGCAACACCGTTAAGCATTGAGATTAGGGCGGTTAAAGACGCACCAAGTAGCCCCATAACGGCAGCCATCTTAGATTCTTCAAGAACTATAGAAGCACCTACGCCAATAACGACAATAAAAGTAATGTAGAAAAGACCTTGTTTGCCAATGTATTTACCAGCAACTTCTTTGGCGGTTTCATGTTCGTTCATTTTTTACTCCCCCATACAATAAAATAAGCAATCCAACCTGCTGCCAGAAAGCACCAGAACTGCACCCACTTAACCTTTTCTAACTCCGCATCAAAGTACTTGCGGTCTTCCTTCTCTAGCCGTTCAATCTCGGTCTTGATGTCTATTAGCTTTTGCCACTCCTTCGTGCCATGCTGCTTGATAAAGTCAATCCGTAATTGGTATTCCTCGTCCGAAATCTTCTTTCGGTGTTTGTATTCTTCAAGGGCTTTAAATATCGCCCGTTCTTTCCTAAACTCTGCTTCTCTGCGCTCACGAATCTTGGCATTTGCCCGTTCCTTCGCTACATCTACTGCTTCCTTCTGTACTTCCTCAATGTTCTTGCCAATCTCTCGCCCAGCTTCTCGACCAGTCTTAATCCCTTCGCTGATGCCCTTTGCACCTGCTGACAAACCCAGATCGTCTGACATAAATCAATTTAGAACACCTTTCCGCCAGCGGCTGGAACTGAAGTTGCATGAATAGAGATATGCTGTCTTAGGTTTAAAGGAGTGTTGCAGTCTGAGCAGGTATCTGCCTCTAGCTCGGCTTTATCTAAGTCGTAACCACAGGCTGCACAAACAACCTCGACCTCATGGGCAGGTTCAATCAACCCACCCTCTAAGTTTCTAGCTTCTACAAATTGTTTCATGTTAACCCCATTTCTTTACGGATCTTGGTTGCGGATATATCGGTTACTGATTTATCAAAGGTTTCCTGCTCAATCTTGTAGCCAACGTCACGCCCGTAGGTAATGTTGGTAATGTTAGGAACGACTTGAATCTCGTATTGCCCTTGGAAAAGTGGGTCTAAGTCTCTCTTAATATTGCTCTTCACTTGCTCAATAGCAAACGGGTTACTGCCCTGCCAGCCCTGACAATCACGAATTTGGATAACTACTTGACCTGTTTTGGCAATGGCACGTT